AAACCTAGACATCAGATAAAATTCTGGTGTTTTTTATTTTACTAAAGGAGTTGATCTCGGCATAACAAAATGTAGATATTGTGAACATATCGAATATTGCGTTGATGTTGACAATTGTATTTTGCAATACAATATCTCAAAAATCAAAGAACCCAGGTCTACTAAAAAAAATAATAAATTAATTAAATATCGTAAGTTGTTTCAATATATCTATATAGAAGATAGAGGTGGTTATACATATAGACAGTAGTGGTATAGCGGTTATATTGCTGTTGTTTTTGGTTTTTTCTAATTGTTTATTAATTCATAGAATCATAAAAAGGTGTTGTGATATTTAATTTAAATGGTGGTGAAAGATGACAGCCAAGGTTGATAAAACAAGTAAAAAATGTTTGTATTGTGGAAAAACGTTAGAAATAAAAAACTTTTCACACAATAAATTTTGTGAAGATGAATATGAATGTTATTGTAAAAAATGCAAAAAGGAACAGATAATTACAAAAGAATCATTAATTCAATATCTTAAAATGAATAATTTACAGTTTAATGAGAGTAATTGGATTAAATCATTTAATAGTATAAAAAATGGCGAACTTAAAAAATATAGTAAACTTAAAGAATTGCCTAGTAATATAGACGATATCATACTAACCAAAGTAGTAAATAGATATTTTCAACAAGGTAATATATCTGGAAATATGGAGCATAGCAAATTATCTAAAAATATTAAAAGAAGAAACAACGATGATATTGAGATTTCTGAAGAATTAATGGAAAAATGGGGATATGGTTATGATCCAGAAGAATATTTATTATTTGAAAAAAAATATAATCGTTTAATTAGAAGTTATAGTGAAAAAACAGAAATGCATAGTGAGGCATTATTAGTATATATTAGATATCGTGTTAAAGAAGAAGTGGCTACCGCTTCTGGTGATGTTAGGGATTCAAAAGAATGGGGTAATTTGGCTGCAAAGGCAGCGTTGGATGCAAAAATAAATCCTACACAGATAAGTAGATCAGATATAAGTGGTGGAATTGATGTTTTATCTCAACTATTTGAAGCTGTTGAATCTGAAGCTGGGATAATTCCGCTTTTGCCAAAACTATTAGAACAACCATATGATGATGCAGATATGATTATCTGGTGTATTGTAAATTATATTAGAAGATTAGAAGATAAACCAATTGTATGTTATAAAGATATTTATAATTATTATGATGATATGTTAAATGAATATTATAAACAGTTAGGATATGACAATGAAAAAATTGAAATATTTTTAAAAAGAAGAAATAATGTATTTAGAGATTTGGAAAATATCTATATAGAACCTTTATATTCTAATTCTGATTATAATGCAGGTGGTGATGAATAAATGTCACCGTCATATAAACATTTTCAAAGTGATAATAAAAAACACGATTATGATAGATATGATATGTATAATCCAGAGTTTGAATCACCTATTAATATGGAAGATCAATATAAAAATACTATATTAAGTAGAAATATTAAAAAGTGGACTGAATTTTGTGCATTTTTAAGGTGGATGCCTGATATATATTATGATTTAATTACTCCAAAAGAAGGACAAAGAATTAAGTTAGATTTATATCAAAGAGTAATGTTGAGGCTTTTAGTTAGATTTCCTCAAGTTTATTTTTGTATACCAAGAGGAGGAAGTAAAACATTAATTGGCGTTATGGCACAGTACTTTATTGCCATAACATATCCAGGAATTAAACTATCTATTACTGCATCAACAAAAGAATCTGCTGTTAAGATATGGCGAGAGAAACATGATGAAATACTAAAATATTATCCATTAATAAATGATGAAATATCTTCAGCTCAATTTTCTAAAGATACTGGAAAAGTAATTTTTTATAACAGTTCTATTATTGACAACTTAGCAAATTCTCAAAATTCCAAAGGTTTAAGAAGACATAGAGGCAACTTAGAAGAAAGTGCCTTAATAGATAAAGATACTTATGATGATGCTATAGAGCCTATTTTTAATATACCAAGATCTACCGTAACTGGTTTAGTTGATCCAACAGAATTAAACTCACAATTATGTCGGTTTTCGACTTCTGGTTATAAAAATAGCGATGAGTATGAAAAAATAAAACAAATGGTTAGAGAAATGGTAGATTGTGAAGGATCTTTTGTTTTTGGTTCTGATTGGTTTATTCCAATTCATTTTAAAAGACAAAAATTGTCTACAATAAATAAAGCAAGAAAAGGAAATGTAATCAGATTTAAACAAAATTATTTAAATGAGTGGATCGGTGCTACTGATGGTGCATTAATAAATATAAGCAAATTAATTAAAGCTAGGACATTGATTAAACCAGAGTTAGAGTGTCCAAAAGATAAAAAAGGATATTATGAACTAAATGAATATATAATTGGTGTTGATGTGGCACGTAGTAATATAGAAAGTAATAATAAAACATCTATTGTTGTGTTAAAAATTATAAGAAGTCAAAGTGGAGTAATTAGACAAGTACAAATAGTAAATATTATTAATCCTCCTAATGGCCTTAATTTTAGAGAGCAAAGTCTGGTTGTAAAGAGAGTTTATTATAAATATGGCGGTAGTATGGATATTGATATATCAAGAGTAAAAGCTGTTGTTGTTGATGGTAATACATTAGGAATGGGTCTGGTTGATAGATTACTAGAGGATATTACTGATGATGAAACTAATGAAGAGTTAGGATGTTGGGCAACAATTAATACAGATGATAGACCTACAGTTAGTGATTCACCGCCTATTGTTTATGTATTAAAAGCACAGGGAATTAATGATGATATTATTAGAATATTTATGGATTATGTTGAATCTGGAAAGTTAAAATTATTAAAACCGTATGATGATATTAAAGATGATTTATCAAAAGATATAGATAGCACATCAGTTGAAGTTGTTGGATTTCAAACACAGCAGTTAATCGATGAAGTAGCAAATTTGCGACTTAAAAAAACACAAACTACTATTACAGTTGAGCAAATTATTAAAAGAGTAGACAAAGACCGTTTTAGTGCTCTTTCATATGCACTTTATTATATTGCATTATTTTTAGAAAGAGAAGAAAAAGAACAAGAAGAAGATGCATCAAAATATATGTTTCTTAATTAAAAGGTGGTGATAAGTGGGTCTTGCCAAGAAAAAAAAAGACAGACAATATTGAACAGCCTAGCTTTTATTCTAACCAAGAAGAAATAAACAGTTTTTTCTCATTATCAAATAATTTTGGCTATATGGGATACAATTCTACATATATATTAAATGATTTATTAAAAAGTATGAATAATGTCCCTGCTAAGTATACAAGAGATAATGTTATTACTATGCTTGAAAGTCCTCAAAACAATGAAAAACAATTACGAAGCATAAGTAATTATTTATTAACTAATAGTATGTTTTATAAAAGGGTCGTTAATTATTTTGCAACAATGCTTACATTTGACAATTATGTAGTTCCTGTTGGTGTTGAGTTAAAAGAAATGAGAAAGTCAAGTTTTAAGAAAAATTTTAATAAAATATTTGCCTGGTTTGATAAGTTTAATGTTAAATATGAATTTGGTCAGGTAATGAGCGCATTAATTGAAGAAGGTGTTTTTTATGCGTATAAAAGAGAGAATCAATTTAATATAACATTTCAGCGATTACCTGCCGACTATTGTATGATAATTAATAGAAATCAAATTGGTTATGTATATGCTTTTAATCTTATTTTTTTTACTAAGATGGGTGTAAATATTAATGATTATCCAGAGGAATTACAGAAAGCATTTGAAGATTACAAGGAGAATAAGGGTAGTAATTGGTTTCCTTTAAGTCAGGAAAATGCAATTGCATGGTTATTTGATGATACTAAACCACTTGTTATACCGCCACTTTTGGGAATTTTCTTAGATGCCCTTGAGATAAGAGAATATAAAAATCTATTGAAAACTAAAACAGAGTTAGAAGCTATAGCATTGTTGGTTCAAAGAATTCCTATGCGTACTGGAACAGACGCAAAAGGTAAAAACGAATTTTTGATTGATCTGGCAACTGTTGCTAAGTATCATACAAATGCAAAGACAGGTTTACCTTCTCCAATAAATGTATTAACAACACCGATGGAAATTGAACTACTTAATTTTAATTCAGATACCACTGGTGGTAATAAAGCTAATATAGTTGGTCAGGCAGAAAATTCATTTTATTCGTCTGCTGGTATTCCTCAACATTTATTTTCTACCAATAAAACAAGTGTTGTAGGAATTGCCAAAAGTATTATGACCGATGAATCATTTGTTATTAATTGCTTAAGACAATTCGAAAAATGGATTAATTATCAATTATTTTTAATCCCTACTGGTCAACATATGTTTCATTGTGAAATGCCTGATATTACTTATTATAATAGAGATGACAAATTAAAATTATATCTTCAAGCTGCACAGGCTGGTACTCCAAAAACTCTTATAGCAGCTACTTTGGGTATAAAACAAAAAGATATGATAAGTTTAGCTGATTGGGAGAATTCAATTAATTTAGTTGATAAATTAAAACCGCTACAAAGTAGTCATACATCGAGTTCTAAAGATAGTGGCAGACCACAATTATCCGAAGATGATTTAACTGAAAAAGGAATTGAGTCTAAGGAACGTGATGATAATTCTGATGAAAATAGAGATTAGTAAGGAAAGGTGTGAAGATGGATAGAAAATTTGCTGTAAAATTTGACAAATTAAATGATGAATCTGTTGAAGTTATTTATACAGATGGAAATAAGGAAACATTTACCATTAAAGAATTTGAGTTACTAATTAAAAAAGGTAACTTTAAAATATCTTTTGTATTGCCTAAAGAAAAATAACAGGAGGTGAGATAAATTTTTGAACATACCTAAAAGTATTCCTATTGTTTTTGAGAGATTAGATAATGATACTCCTAATTCCAGATTTACTCCTGTTAAAATATGGATTATGCATACTGGAATAAATTTAAATGGTTCTGTCTTTGATAAACCAGTTATCGAGAAAATGATGCCAACATTAGAAGGCATACCTATTGTTGGCTATATATCAAAAAATAAAGATAATGAAATGGATTTCAATGGTCATGAAGAAATTTTGGTAATACAAAAAGGCGAAATAAAATTTGAATATATTGGTCGAGCATACGGATTTATAGGAAATAATAACGATGCAAAATTTGAAATGAAATTATGTGACGATGGAGTTGAGAGAGAGTTTCTTACATGTCTTGGTATACTCTGGAATAAGTTTGAAGACTGTAAGCATATTTTTGATAGAGATAAATTTAAAGAGCAATCTCTTGAATTAAATCCATCATTTACGGAGGGATATTTCAACAACGAAGATAAATTATTTCATTTCACAGATGCAGTATTTGATGCTGCATGTATACTAGGTGCTGATGTCTCAGCAGCAATGAAAGGAAGTGTTGTGGAGAAGTATAGTAGATCTAATAGTTTAAGAGAACAATTCCGGCAATTAATTATAGAGTTGAAGGAATTTGAAAAAACAGGTGATAGTTTTACTAAAGATGATTGGGGTACAGGTTCGGAAATAACTATTAAAAATGACAAAGAGTCTGCTGATATGACTACTTCTTGGGGTGATGTGGACAAGACGGAATTGAGGAATAAAATACTTAAAGCATCTAATTATAAATCTCTTGTAAAAGAGGTTTATTTAATTGTTGAAGATGGTTGGGAAGATGCTCCTTCAGAACATTTAAAATACCCCCATCATATGATTTCTGGTGGTAGTTTAGTTGTGTCAAAGGATGGTATTGAAACTGCCCTATCATTTCTTAATAATCATGATCCAGATAATACTAGTGCAAAAAGTCATTTAAAGAAACATTATAAAGAACTTGGACTACCAACTGATAATTTTAAAGAAGATTTTTCTTCTAAAGGAGGCAAAGACAGTTTTATGAAAGTATATGAGAAATTTGGACTGACATCTAATCAGATGTACGATATTTTTAGTAATGCTGTAAGACAGGTTAAATATCAAGATGGTTGTTGGGGTGAATCTAGTAGATATTATGTAGAAGGTTACAATGAAGAATATGTTTATGTGTGGGACTGTATGGATCAATGCACAAAAGGTATGAAATATTCTATTGATAATCTAGTTGCTACTGTTGACTTTGAGTCTGCAATTAGGGTAATTAATGGTGGTTATATTCCTGTTAATGAAAGCAATGATGGTAGTGAAATAAATGAAAATGCCGTAAAAATGATGGAAGTAATTAAGCAGGATGCAAAATCTTATACTGAAACTAACATAAATTCTAATTTAGAGCAACTATCTACAGAAAAAGCAGAATTAGAAAGTCAAGTAACTGGATTGATGAGTCAAATAGAAGCAAAAAATACTGAGATTGAAGAAATGAAGTGTAAGAATCAGTCTTTAGAACAAGAAAAAGTTGATATAAATAATAACTATACTGTTTTAAATGATAAATATGTTGTTTTAAATGATAATTATACTGTTTTAGAAGCAAGTATATCTGATTTTGAAGCATTAAAACAATTTAAAGCGGATAAGATTATGGAAGAGAAAATTGCTTTAATTGAATCATTTTCTTCTGCATTAACCGTAGAAGAAATAGAACCAATAAAAACAAAAATGGCTGAAATGGATATTGAGACAATTAAGAAAGAACTTTTTGCTATTGTTGGAGAAAAAAATATTAAAGATAAGTTTTCACAAAAAGATAGTGATTACTTTATTAATTTGGGAATTAAAACACCTCCGGCAAAAGAGGACAAATATGATAGTATTTTCAATAAATATTTAAATGTTGAATAGAGTGTTACCGCACTCCTGTGACTTTAGTCATGTGAGGTTTACTAAGTAATGTTTAATAAATTTAAATATCAATTCATTAGAACAAGTAATTACTTGTTTTTATTATTTTATAAGGACTTAATCAATAATTATTAAATACATGAACATAGATGTACAATAGTGGACATATATACCTATTGTACATAGATTATTGATTAGGTTTCAAGCCTTAGTGACTGTATATATTGAAAAATATTTTGCAGGATGAACTACGATTATATAAATGTTAAAGACATACCTTCGGATGTAATCTTCAGTCTGAAGCTCTATGAGTATAAAGGATGACCGACTTCTAATGTCCTGAAGTCAAACACCGAACTACATATACTACCTACTGTCATTGGCAAGAAGAGAAATTCCTGAAAGGAGATTGGTTAGAGATGACCAAAAAATTGAAAGAATATGCTTTTGTATTAGATGTTAATGGTAAAAAATTATCTCCTACTAATATTAATAAAGCATGGATACTTATTAGAAAACAAAAAGCGATATTAAAAAGTAAATATCCCATAATAATACAATTAAAGAGAGAAATAAAAGATGATAAAGAAGATGAATCTGAGTTTGTTATTGGAATAGATGATGGTTCAAAATATATTGGAATTGCTATTGTTCAGAAATGTAAAACAAAAAATAAAGTAATATTTAAAGGTGCTATTGAACAACGTAAAGATGTAAAACATTTGATGGATGTAAGGCGTGGTTATCGTAAATATCATAGACAACATAAACGTTATAGAAAAACAAGATTTAATAATCGTTCTTCTTCTAAAAGATTAGGTAGACTTGCCCCTTCTATTAAGCAAAAGAAAGATGCTATTTTGAGGGTAGTAAATAAACTTAATAGATGGTGTAAGATTGATAAAATTGTTCTTGAAGACGTACAAATTAATATCAGAGCATTACAAGATGGTAAAATATATAGATGGCAATATCAAAAGAGTAATAGATTAGACGAAAATCTTAGAATCGCAACATTAATGAGAGATAATTATACTTGTCAAGAATGCGGTAAAACAAATTGTAAATTAGAAGCGCATCATATTACTCCACAAAGATTAGGTGGAAATAATTCAATTTACAATTTAATTACCCTGTGTACTAAATGTCACGATGGAATAAAAGGAAAAGAAATATTATATAGTGAAAAATATTATCAAACAATTAAAGGTAAAAATATTAATTTTAAAGACGCTCAACATGTAATGCAAGGTAAAAATTATTTAAGAAACGAATTAAATAAAGTCGCTTCAGTAGAATTAATTACAGGAAGCGAAACGGCAAATAAAAGAATAGATTGGAATATAGAAAAATCTCATAGTAATGATGCTATTGTTATTTGTGGATTAATACCAGATAGTTGTGATATTAAAGAATGGATTATTAAACCAATGAGAAGACAAAGTAAAGTAAAAACAGATAATGTATTAGGAATAAAGCATAGAGATTTGGTTTCGTATATCTTTAAAAATGGTGAAAAACATACGGGGTATGTAACTGCATTATATCCAAAATTAAACGCTTTAAATTTTCAATCACCAACAAAACATTGTAAGAAGGTAAATGCTAAGAAATGTAAATTAATTTGGAAATACAACAAAATTTATTGGTTGTGTGCATAAATCTACGTATATGCACATATTTCACCACATTATTTAAGGGAG